CCTGGCTCACTAGAACCTCACCGCCTCGTCAGCGGCGCACTCCAGGCACCAGCAGTTCTCCCCGACGGCGGAGATGATCCGGATCACTCTCCAGACCCGGCCGGAAGCCTGGGCGATCGTGTCGGATCCGTTGGGGTTGGGCAGGTCCTCCGCGCTGATCCAGATCCTGGCCTTCGCGGCAGAGCCTCCGGATCCGACCCCGACCCCGTTGCCCTTTGCCGGGTCCTCCCCCACCTCGACGACTGCCACGGCAGACCCGGACCCGTTGACCTGGACCGTTTCGGCAAGCTCGCCGGTGTTGAGAAACACAGACGCGACGTCGGCCGCGATCTGATCCTTCAGGCTCATGGCCTCACCTCTCCCGCATAAACAAATAAGGGGAGCCCCGAAGGACTCCCCTGTCAGCTGTCACTACTCGGTCGCGTCAGCGCCCCAGGCCATGGCGTAACCGCCGGCCGCACCGACTTTCATGATCTGTCCGTTCGTTCCGCCCGGAGGCAGGCCCAGCTGGCCGCTGGGATCGAGACAGATCGTGCAGAGCGCCGTGGTCTCGGCCTTGGCCGCCCACGCCCAGCCGGCAGGGATGCAGCCGGAGGCGTAGAGGTTCGTGAACTTCGAGGCCGCCGGATCCCAGTACAGGTTGTCTCCCTGGGTGAACGCCGAGTTGTTGACGGCCGCCATGTTCTCGAACACGCCGACGAGAGCGACGGACCCCTTGCCAGTGGTCGCTGCGATGTCGGCGAGCGCGACACCGACTCGCCGGCCGATGAGGACGACGTCGTTCGCGCTGATCGCGGATCCTGCGTTCGCGTATTCCAGCACTTCGCCTTTCTGCAAGTATTTCGTGGTCACTACAAATCCCCCTTTCAGGGAAAATAAGGCCGCCCCGTGAAGGAGCGGCCTGCCTATGCCCTATGGCGCCCGGTTGCCTTATGCGCCCTTGTTCAGGTAGAGCCCCCGGAAGTCGAGGACCTTGATTCCGAAATCGCCGCGCACCTTGAACTCGGTGCCGTCGATGTTCCAGCCCGTCTGCTGCTCGAGGGTCGGGGTTTCGACGCCGTCGAGGAACGCGACCTCGATTGTCGAGGCCAAGCCGGGAGCGGCCGCCAGGTACCACTCGGCGGGAGACGCGTCGAGGTTGGGATCCGACACGACGGTCAGCCTGCCCTGGAAGGGATTCGGCACGGGAACGCTCTTGCTGGGATCGTTGACCGCCCCGATGAGCTGCAGGGCCGTGGTTTCGAGAGCCACCGGGCAGATCAGGAACGCCGGCCGGATGTTCAGGACCTGTTTGTCGTTGATGTCCTTCTGGGCCGTCATCAGCCCGAGGCCCTTCGCCAGCTGTGCCACCGAAGGGGCGCCGCCGGAGCCGGTGTCGGTCAGGTTGCCGTTGCCGCTGGAGTAGAGCGCGGAGCCGCCGACGAGGCCGTTCACCAGCTCGTAGTAGGCCCAGTAGTTGACCGTGAGCCGATAGGCCGCCCCCTGCTTCTGGGGAATGCCGATCAGGGCGTCCAGGTCGTCGTTGATCAGGGCCTGGCGGGTGATCGCGAAAATCTCGCCGAAGGTGCCGAGCCCGATCAGTTCGCCGCCGTCGGTGAGCTTCGACCGTGTGTATTCGCCGTGCTCCTTGACCTCGGGCAGGCGGCCGAACTCGCTGATCTGGATCCGGCGGTTGCTCTTGAAATCGGGCAAATTCCCGCGCTTCGTCCAGATCTGGTAGGTGGCCGGCGCGAGCTGGTAGCCGGTCATCATGGCCTTGTTGATCCCGCCGCTCAACACGTACGTGAAATCATCCACGCCCATAGCCGAACGGATCAGCTCGTCCTTGCTGAAGCGCTTCGAGAGCCGGATCTCGCCCCTTTCGACGCATTCACGGGCAAGGTCCAGCAGGCTCATCCCGCGAAGATCCGTTGCACCGGGTGCCGGGTTCTCCATGGAGATCCCGCCCCTGATGCAGACCGAGTCAATGGCGGCGGAGCGGAACTTGTCCTTCTCGTCGGCCGTGACCGTGGTCCGGGCCGTGGTGACGGAGAGTTCGGCCGATTCTGCGGCCTTGAGGGCGAGGATCGCGTCCTTGACCTCGGAAAGGCTCTTGCCGAGGTAGTCGCTCGCCTTCAGGTTGAACTGCTCGCAGAGGCCGACGATCTCGCGGACTTCACCCTTCGTCTTTTTCTCCGCTTCGGCCGCGGCGGCCGCCTTCTCCGCTTCCTTCTGAGCCTCCAGGGCCCTCTTTTCCTCTTCGGTCATCCGAGTATCCCCGTCCTTTCCTGAAATTTCGGGCGCGTCGAGATTCCCCTCTTCCAGGGATCTCCCGACTCCGACCGTTGCATCCGCAGGAACGCTCACGATCGAGCCCTCCAGCGGTTCCCATTTCCGCGCGATGTAGCAGGGGCCCTTGAAGCGCCCGCAGGTCGACTTCTCCCCGGGAGCGACTTCCTCCCAGACGTTGACGCGATAGCCGACCGAAACGCCCTTGAGCGTTCCGCTCTTGACCTTGCTGAAAATCAGGTCAGACTGTTCGTCAGGGTCGAACCTGACCAATGCCCTGACCTTCCGTTCCTCTTCGTCCAGCCAGACCTTCACGAACTGGCCGATCGGAACGTCCGATTTGTGGTTCCAGAGCAGGACGCCCATGGATTTCAGCCGGCCCAGATCCACCTCTCCAGGTCCATGTCCAAGGATCTCAAGGCCGAACCACCGGTTATAAGGGTCCTCGCTCGAAAGGCTGATCTCCGCTGTCCGGGCTTCCTCGTCCACGCCGCGGACCTCGAAGGCCAGATCCCGGTCAAGCCTCTTCGCCATTTCCGCCTTCATTCCCGCCATTCCCACCATCTTCGTCGTCGTCACCTCCTCCGTTCCCGGATTGTTCTGCCGCCCCTTGCGTGGATCCGAAGTCGAGCGAAAGCCCCAGCGAGGCCGCGTATTTTTCCTCGCGAGCCCTCTGCTCCAGGACCTCCCTCCAATCCCGGCCCCTCGCCCCGCAGGTTTCCTCGAGGGTGAGCTGCCCGGACTTGATCGCTTCCTCGTTCGCCTGGACTTCCTTCATCGGGTCGATCCATTCCCAGCCGTTCGCCAGCCACCGGACCGACACGAAGCGCTCGGGGTCGGCGTAGAAGTTCGGGATCTTCAGGAGCCCGGCCAGGTACGCCGCCTCGATGAACCACTCCCAGACCGGCTGGCAAAAGTGATCGACCAGGTACTGCTGGGCCCGTTTGTAGGTCCGCCGGTCCTCCAGGTAGCCCTGGCGAGCGGAACTGTAAGACCCCTTGGAGAGATCCCGGCTCATGGCCTCATAGGACAGGCCGATCGCGGCACCTGCCCTCCGGTCCAGCATCTTCACGAAATCGGCGATGGAAGTGTTCGGCCGCCCCGGACTCGAAAAGACCACGTCCTCATCTCGGGAGAGGTAATTCATGGTTCCCGGCTCGATCGTTTCCAGCCTGTCTCCGCTTGAGGAGATCTCCTGTCGGCCGAGGCTCGTCCGGTGCGGGTTCCCGGTCTTGATGAACCCGGCAAAACACGCCGCCAGCCGAGTCGCCAGGAGTTCGGCGTCGATGGCCTCGCCCGAATGCCGAGCCCGTTGGATGACCGGCACCAGCTCCGAGACGCCCCGGAACTCGACCGCCCTCTGCTTCTTGAACAAGTGGAGGACCTGCTCGGCCGGGATCCGTGAGGATTCCCCGTATTTCTCCTTCGCGAACCAGTAGGCCACAGGGCGCCCGAACTCGTTGACCTCGACCCCGCCGTAAACCTTGTTCGATCCGTTGTCCGTCCTGACCGTGTCCAGCAGGTCGGGCTCCAGTATCTGTAGGAGCAGCGGCACCTGCCCCGGCTCCTTCTTGGGCGTGATCCGCCGGATGAAGATCTCGCCGTCGGTGGATTTCCGTCGCATGACCAGGCTTTCCAGTTCGTAGAAGGTGGACTGCCCCGTCGTGTCGCAGTTCCCGGGCTTCGCCCAGCGCTTCCAGAGGGCCTCGGCCTGCTCGTTCAGCCGCTCGTTCTGGTCTCCCCCGGCCTTCTGGATCGCCGCCTGGGGCCGGATCCCGGACCCCACGACGTTCCGGTCGAACGTGTCCAGGGCCCCGATGACCAGGTCGTTGTTCCGCTCGAGATCCCGTGCCCTCCCCCTGATCCGGTCTCGGTAGGGCGCGGCTGTCTCCTCTGCCGTTGCATTCGCCACCGGCATCCAGTTCCCGGAAAAACGGTCGTTCGCGCCGGCGTCATAATTCCGGCCGAGTGCCGATCGGAACAACTGCCGATCGAAGGCCCACTTCGGAGACAGCGTCGCGATGATCCGCTCGAGGATGGGCGGCTTCGTCTCCGCCTTCATCTGCCCGGCCATTGCGCGAGCCCCCGCGTTCCGTAGGTTTCCCCGGCGATCTTGCCTTCCAGTTCCGATTCCCGCTTGTAGAGCGTCGCCAGGTCCGCTTTCGTCACCCGCCCGCCGCCGATCGTGTAATCCTGGGCCCCGCTTTCAATGGCCAGGATGGCGGCCCGGACGCTCACCAGCTGCGCCGTGTAGGTGTCAATATCTGCCAATAGCCTTCACCTCCTCCCTCCCTTTTTTGGGCACAAAAAAAGACCCCCGAAGGGGCCTTTTATCGGTGAATCCACGGTTGATTTCCTCGCTTGATCCAGTTGTTCCGCCCTGGATCGGGCCGTTTTGTCTCCGGTTTCGGCTCCGGCGGCGGTTCGGGCGGCTTCAGGTACCGAACGCCAGACATTTCAGCCGCGCAGGCCGCCCCGACTTCAGCGTCAAGCAAGTGGTTCGCGCTGTGAGACGAGATTTTCTGCCATTTCTCGATCAGCCGCCCCTTGCCGTCCTTTTCCGAAACTTTCTGCTCGGAACAGATCTGGTCTGCGTATTCACGGTCGACGTCCTGGGGAACGTACCAACTCCCGGGCTCGCCCAGAGGCTTCGACAAGCGACCGGCGAGGAAGTCTTTGTAATAATGCGTGTCGACGATGACGATCTTCAGGTCTCCGCCTGCGGCCTTGTCCACCGAAGAGACCCGATAGGGCGATGTCAGTCTCATGTTCGCCCCCTTCGACGGGATCGCGAGCCCCTCGAGTTCGGCGCAGAACTGGTAAACCTCCTCGGTCCGGAACCCGGAGTCGATCAGGGCCAGCTGGATCAGGTTCGGGGCATCCCCCTCGGCGTTGTACTCCCGCTGGAGGACCTCCTCGAGCTGATCCCACGTCTCGACCCTGCCCTCTTCCACCAGCCAGGACGTCAATCCCTGCCCCCAGGCCCGGACCACATACCAGAAGTGGTCCAGCTGGACGTCGGCTCCGAGCGTCAAGAGTAGGGCATCCCTCGGAACCGTGCCCCTGGCGTAATCGCCCCGGTGTTCCAGGACGACGTCCGACCGGAAGCGCGAAGCCTTCGGCTCCCACGGCTCGGCCAGCCATGAATTCACGAAGTTCATCAGCAGTTCTGGGAAATCCTTCGAGCGAAGGAACTCGGCCGCCACATCCCCGAAGGTCGTCCAGGGGCTGTAAAGGGCGTTCAGCTGGTAGGCCACGGATCGCCGGTGCCCGTTCGATCGAGTCGCCCACCACTCCCCTGCCCGAAGCATGTCCATTTTCTGATTGTCTCGGATCTGGCCGCCGCATTCCTCGCACTCGTACCAGGCGGCTCCCCGGGCCGTCTCTGGATCCCGGACCTCCTCCGGCCACTTGATCCTCTTAAACTTCAGCGTCTGCCACTTCCCGCAATGCGGGCAGGGCACGAAATACTCCATCAGCTCGTCTGCCGACTCCCTAGCCATCCAGATCGGCCCCGCTTTCGTTGTCGGCGTCGAGGTTTTGAAGATCTTCCGGTTGTGAAACGTCTTGGTCCGCTCCTTCGCCAGTTCTGCCGGCGCCGCTTCCTTCCCGGAGTACCTCGGATATTTGTCCATCTCGTCCAGGAACACGACCCGGACCGGCCTAGATGATAGCCCCGTCGGCGAGTTCGCGCCGGCCAGGGCGACGCTCATGCCCGGGAACTGGAACTCCAGCGTCTCCGATTCGGCCTGGTTCACCTTCTCGGCCACCTCCGGGATCAGGCGGAGCATCGGCTTGATCCGGTTCTTGCTCATGGACTTGGCCAGGTCCTCGGTCGGGTAGACCAGCAGGGCCGGGCTGGGGTCCTGGGCGATCAGGTAGCCGAGGACGTTCAGGATCGCCTCCGTGCCGCCGACCTGCGTCGGCTTGACGAAGGTCACTTCCTCGACGTCGGGATCGCAGACCGCATCCATGACGGCCCGAAGGTAGGGCGTCCTGTGCGTTTTCCACGGACCCGGCAGGGCCGACCGCGAGTCAAGAATCCGATATTCGTCGGCCCACTCGCTGACCGTCCTGATGGACGGCGGCTTGAACACCTTGAGGGCATCGAGGATCCACTCAGGCAAGCCGGTTCTTTCGAGGTCGACCTCCGGCATGTCTGATCTTGCGCTTTCTCGGCTTATAGTCGCCATCCTGGCTGATCTGCTCGAGGCCATCCGTCACCACCTCCCGAACGGCCTGCTCGATTCGCCTGGCCGCCGCGGCGTCGACATGGGCGGCCGCTTCCATCCCGGCCACCTTGCCCAGGGAAAGCAGGGATCGCCGAAGCGACATGAAGAGGGCCTGCAGGTGGCGCTTCACTTCGGCCACCGGCAGGTATTCCCCCTTGATCTCGCTCAGCTTGATCGCCTCACGGTCCGCCGTCGTCCGTTTCAGCTCGGCTTCGGCCCGGAGCTTCTGTTCGCGATAGCTCAGTTTCACGGCCTGCTGCTCCGTCTTGACTCCGCTCGTTCCGACCAGTCCGCGCCATCGAAGGACTTCGGCCAGGGGCCACCAGCCGTATTTCGCCTTCGGGCATCCGTTCGCCGCCCATTTAGCCAGGGCGACGTCGGAAATTCCGAATAATTCACACAGGTCTGATGTCCTGACGCACTTCTTGCCGTCGATTAACTTTCCCCAGCCGGCATCAGGTTTTTTCACCACAGCCCCCTCCTGCCTATTTCCGAACGATTAAACTGATTTCCGAGTTTTTCATGTAGGTTTTCCCCGCGGCTTCTCCGACCCCTACGGTTTTATGCCCCAGAAGGACCCGTAACCGTTGCGGTTGCTATGTTCTATGGAGTTGCGAAGCAGGAAGGGGGAAAGAGAAAAGCCCTTGAGGAATATACCCAAGGGCTTCGAGAGTTCACCGGGGCTGTTAGACCCCGGCTGCGATGGGAGGGATCAGCGAAGGCCGGGAGTTATCCACGGCTGCCGATCGTACTAAACCTACCACGCATTCGTGAAAGATGTACCACGCGTGTTGTTGACAATTAAACGAAAGGATAGAGAAAAGTATAGGTGGCTATTCAGCCACTATATTTCATGGATCGCCATGCCGGAGCAAAGGACGGTAGCCCCTCCCTGCAAGGCAAGACGGGCGATCAGCAGGGGCGTCTCATGCCACCATCGGCGGACCGTCGGAACGCTGACCCCGTACTTGATCGCGATCCTTGCCTGGTGTCCTGACGAGTTGAGCTTGCTCCCCTTCCCTGTCCAGATCACCGACTCCGCGAACAGACTCCAGGCAAGAGCTTCATGCTCCTTGACCTGCCGTGCCGCTGCCGCGATATTATCCCAGCCCCCCGCCTTGTCGATCGTCAAGCTCACCGGACCCATCCGGCAGACAAGATCGAGGGCCGCCTGGCTTTGACGGCCCCCGTCGATGAATACCCCTAACTCTTGCTTGTCGCTGATCCCCTGGAGTATCTCGTCGAGATCCGCCAGCGTCGGCTCCGGGTCTTCCCCGAGAAGGACTTTCAGGCCCCTCGGATGGTATGTCGCCACGATGTTGATCAGGGCAGCCAGCCTGGGGATCTCGCTACGCAGTCCGTTCATGCCCGTTTTTCACCTCCATCCATGGGTCCATAGACCCATTTCATTATACCCCCGGGGCACAGGGCGTCAGGCTCGACTTGACCAGCTGCCCGCCCTTGACCTTCCTCGCAGCGATCGCGGCGATCTCATCCTGGGTGATCGTCGCGTCGACGAACTGGGTCCAGGAGACCGATCCCCCGTCGGCCGTGCGACAGGTGAAGGAGAGAATGGCCATCGGCTTCGGTTCGGCCTTTGATGCTGGATCCTGCGCTGGACTCTGCTTGACGTTCCTCACAGCCGGCTTCCGCGTTGTCTTTTTCGGTGCCTTCTTTATCGCCATCAGTCATCCGTCCCTTCTGGCCTTGTGATGATTTCGCCTGGCTCGACGAAGTGAATCTGGCACGGGTAGTCATGTTTGAATAGCCCCAGCATCTTCGTCACCCAGGTTTCGCGGACCGGCGGCATAACCCATACCGGTTTACGCTCCATGTGCTCGATCACGGTCTCACCTCCGTTGCGTCCTGTTCGCGAAGTTGGGCGAACAGATACATCTGTTGAGTATCCAGAAAGCGTTTCCGCCCGCGGTTCTGGGCCAGCTTCTCCCGCAAGCGCTGCATCTCCACTTGGTGATGGTGTTCTTTGAGGGCAATAAGCCGAATGAGCTCCTCGTTCTCGGTGACATATCGCCCCCGTAACCGTCTCAGCCCCACCTGGTGCCGACGCTCTTTAAAATCAATAAGCCTACCGAGGGCCTTATGAGCAGCCGGAGTCATCACGACCAATCCCCCTCCCTGGCATCCCGGACCGCAGGGGGGATGGCACTTCGCCATGCGCCGATAGCGCCATCAATCCCTGTCACTATGCCGATAATCGCTACCGCAATTGCAACCCGGATCCATCGGTAATGCGCCAGTCGCATTAACCACGCGTACCAGCCGCGATAGACCTTACGCATTTTGTTTGGCATGGTTTATACGCTCCCCCCGCCCACGGCCTCGATCAGCGCCATCTCGACGCTACTTGTTATGTCGCTATAATCGCAGTCGTAATCGTGTTCCCTCTCATCCTTGAGCGCCTTCGCTAACGCCTCTGCCGCCTTCACGATCCCGCTCAGCCTCTTGTGGTTCTCCAGCCCCCGGACCTTGTAGTCGCCGGTCCAGCAGAGGACCATATCCTCGTTCGGGTTGTCGGAGATCGACCAGGTGGAGCAAGGGCCACCGCAGATCGGGCAGGGTTCATCGATTCGCTTAGGCATCTACGCCGCCTCCTCTGTCGTGCGGTTCAACGGCGGACGGCCGCGCCGCTTCTTCGGCTGGTCCTCCTCTGGTTCGGCAGGCTCGCAGGCCGACCTTCGGTGCCCTTTTTGCGGGGAGATTTTACGGACAACCAGGGGGGGCACCCCGGTTTCCTTTGCCCATCTCCGGTCCGCCTCCAGGAAGTATTGGCTAAGCACTTTCAGCGACAGATTCGGCAACTCGGGGATCTTGAGCAGCTCTTTGCGGATCAGCGTCCACGGCCACCCCTGGGCCCGTGCTTCGCGGAGCTCCGGGTAAAGGGCCTCCACGTAAGACCTGGCCTGGCTGACCGCTCCCTTGGGGCCCGGGCGGCTTGCCAGCATTTTCAAAAGGCTTCGGGCCTTTATTCCACCCGGCAGATCCTCTGCGTTCGTCATGGTCTACGCCTCCTTGATCTCAACGCCCACCAGCTGTGCTTTCGTGAAGCACCTGGTCCCCGTCCGGGTCTCGACCACGAAATGGGATCCCTGCA